CGGTCGTGTTCAGCGTTGGCGTATCCCATGCCAGATCCTCCGGCGGAAAGTAGTGATCTTCATTGCCGGTACCGGTGCAGCCGTCGACGTTCAGGTACAGAGTGCCAGGAGGCTCGATAGGCCACAGCCACTCAACCTCACCAAGGTAGATCTGCTGGGTCCACTCCACCGTCCACACCGTGTAACCATCCAGCTCCGGTTTGGTCCAGTCCTGACGCGACGCCACAAACTGCGCCTGCTCGACGTTATCCAATCCCCAGGTCTGCGCCCTGAGCAGGACCGCGATCTGTGTAGCCAGCTGCGCGCCCAGCTGCTGATGCCGAGCCAACTCTGGCCCGACGATGGCCCGCGCTTCAAAACGCAGCACCAGCACCGTTTCGCCGGTGCCGATGTCTGCCCCGGGTTCAAACTCGACCGGTTCCAGAAACACCGCCGGCAGCGGTAGTCCGACCCTGCCGTCTATTTCAGGGCAGGTCGCCACAAAGTTGAGTTGCGGCAATGCCTGGCGAATGTGCTCCTCGATCGCCGCGTACAGGACATCGAGCGTCAGTGATTGATCAGACACGAGTCGTTCCTTTCAGGTATTTATGCAGTTCAAAATTCAGCTCCTGCTTGAGCACGACCAGCAGACGCTCGTCGGCTTTCTGCGCCCAGGCGTTGAACGGCCCCTCGACGTCTTCGAGTGAAACCTGTGCCTTGGCCAAGGGAAAGCGCCCGTCGTTTTCCGCAATCCAGCCCGAACTGGTGCCTCCAGCAGTGGACGCGCCGCCGGGATAGTCGTCGGGGTTAAAATACTTACTGGCCGTCCGGATCCAGATGTCCGCTTTGCCGCCATAGACTTGTTTATAAAAGGCGCCTCGATACCGTCGACCCGCCACCGAGACACCGGCTTTGCCCTGTCTGGGCTTCCCTACCCGGCTGGCGTCCATCGCGTTGACACCAAACCAGAGCTTTCCTGAGTCGGCATTACCTTTGATGGGGTAACTGCGCAGACGCTGACGCACCGCCCGTAATGCGATGCGCTCCTGTCGGCTGGCATCCCTGGCAATACGCGTGAGTAGCCAGCCCAAGGTCTTGTTGATCGCTCGGCGCTGAGCGGCGGCCACCGCCTTGGGCACCACTCTGGCCAAGTCGTTAAACGCCTGCATATCCTGGGCAGAGAGCTGCAAGGTGATTGGCACGGCGCTCATGCTTTTAACCTCAAGATTAACGCCACCATGCCATCACCGCCCGGCTCAATGCCGATCAAGGTGTATTCGCCTCCGCCGTCCAGAGCCGGTAAATCGATGCACACCGTTTGCGCTTTTTCAACGCCTGTCGCATCGGACACACGGATCTCAAAGCAAGGCTCACGCAACCCCGTTTTCGTCCGCCCAATTTTTGGCTGTAACCAGGGTGCTGCGAACATGCCCAGTACGCGCCGGCCTTCGATGTAGCCGACATCGGCCAGAGTGTCGAACACCACGCTGTCGATTTCCGCGACCAGGTCTCGAAAAGCCATGATCAGAGCGTCAGCAGGATCTGCGCCCGAGGACGCGTGCACAGGTGCAACGGGTTGGACTGCGCTTCACCGGCCATGCCCTTGTTGAACGGCAGTGGTTCCAGCTTGCTGTAATACGGCAGGCCTTGGGTGTTGGCGGTCTCCATGTAGTCCGCAGGGGCAAAGCAGGAGATGTACAGTTCCGGCACGCCTTCGGGAATCAACAATGCCTGATCGTCGTGGATAAACGACACACCAGCGATTCGCCCGCGATAACGCTCCCAGACGATGCCGCCCAGCTCGAAACTGTCCCGCGCATCGCCACGCAATTCCGCGGCCTGGATCGTATTGAGGTAGGTCTCCTCAACCGACTTGTGCGTGATCAGCTTGTTCCAGAAATTCTTACCGCAGAACGCCCGCGCGCCCGAGCTGGTGACGCTACCCAGCTCATCGTCCTGCATGTCCAATGCTTCGGCGCACTTGACCCGAATCTTCGTCGCCGAGTCGTTCAGGCCCATGGACAAACTCTGTTGCTCCACACCAAACGCCTGATAGATGTTCAGCAGGACCGTCGAGCCATCCGCGTCGAGCACCAGGCCGTTGAGCGCGCCCATGCGCTGGAATTCATGGGTGGCGTCGAGCTGACGCTTGGCTTTGCTCAGGCGCGTGTTCACTACGCCCTGCACAGCCTGCAGTTCGGTCGTCGTACCAAAGGCGCGAATGCCCTGAATCTCGTCAGCCTTGATGGTGAAACGCTGCGGCAGGTGCACGGTATTGAACGGAATCATCTGACGCTTGCTGGCACCGACGACCAGCCCCGAGGTACCGCGCTCACCGGCTGGCACCAGCGCCAAGGTGTTGCCGTCCTTTTCGATCTGCACGGTCAGGGTGCTGATGCCTTCCTCGCGAAACAGGCCCAGGCTGCTGATGCGACCTGGCAGGTATTCCTGCTCATTGATCGCCGCGGTCAGCGAAGATACGGAAAAAACATCGTCGTTAAAAATGCCAATGTCGGCCATGAAGGGACTCTCCAGAAAAGCAAAACCCCGCACTCGGCGGGGTCGGGATAAAGGGGGCTGACTTAGCGGGCAATCACAAATTGAGCTGCCAAGGCAACTTCAGCGTCAGCATCGAAACCGGTCAAATGCACTTCGCTGACCTCGGCCAGCCGCACCACGGCACTGGCGCGGCGCTCGTCGGTCGATTGGCCCAGCGGCCCATAGAGGATGCAAGCCGCCACTTCGGTACCATCGACGGCGGAGGGATCGTAGGGGGCAAACTCATTGGTCGCCGTGACCAGCCCCAGTACCTGGCCGGCATTCAAGGCGGCACCAGCGGCCACCAGAATGGATTCACGAGAGATCTTCCCGGCCCCTTCGGAGAGCAGAAACTCACCGGCGTGTAGCGTTTCGTACTTTACGGTCATGCTCGTGCTCCTTTTGCACTGTGGGATGGCCCCGCATGGGCAGCCTGACGGGCCGCCCAGATCGAAGACGGATTCGGTTGTTTCGCCTGCACTTTCGGTGCGGGGTCATCATTGAGGGGCACGCTGTTGTCGATCTCAAAACCGTTGCCGCTGCTGACGATCTTGTCGAACAGCCGCGCGCGCACCGCGGGGGCATCTAGCCCTGCCGCGACAAATTCGGCACTGAACTCAGGCAGCCGTGCGGCCACACACAAGTCATTCACTGTCTTGGCCCGGGTCAGCCCCGCCAGGACGATCTCTTCGCTTTCAAGCTGGGTCGAACTGAGCAATGGCGCGACCAAGTTGCTGATTCCTGACTCAGCACAACGCTGAGTGATCAACAGCGCCAGCTTGGCCGAATCGGCCACGGGCGCGGGTGCAGGTGTCTCCACATCCGGAGTCGGATCGGGTGCCTCATCGAGTAGAGCCAGCAGTGCAGCTGGGGTGTGCTGGTAACGCTGCATCACCCCACCCTGCCCCAGACACGCTTTGACCTGGACACCGTCACCCACTTCATCGGCCAGACCGAGGGCCACTGCCTCACTGGCGGTCAGCCAGGTTTCGGCGGCCACCAACCCCCGCAACTCCGCCTCATCGATGTCCGGTGCCTTGGCTTTGTAAGCCGCGATGATGGCTTCCATGGTCTGATCGAGGACATCGGCGACCTTGCGAAAGCTGTCGGCATCGCCGGCCGCGTAGGTCCATGGGTTGTGGATCATCAGCATGGCGTTGGAGGCGATCACCACCTTGTGGGCACCGCACACCGCGACACTGGCCGCGCTCGCGGCCAAGGCATCAATCCGTGCCGTACAACGCTCTCCCAGCCGCGATAAGGTGTTGTGCATGGCCAGTCCGTCGAACAGGTCGCCGCCGATGCTGTTGAATGCGGCAATCACCGGCGACACGCCGTCATCGACGGCGCGCAGATCCTGCATGAACTGACTGGCGGTAATGCCCCAGGTACCGATTTCGCCGTAGACAAAGACTTCGATCACGCGCTCGGCGGCTTCGCCGCTGGCGTGCACGGCGTACCAGCTTTTGTCCTTGACCGGCACTTGTTGGCCGGCCTTGTTGTAAATGCGTGGCGGCGTGTTCTTGCTCATGCTTGCTCCTTATCATCGAGCGCCTGAAGCAGTTCGACGAGCGTGCTGTAATTAAGACCTTTGCCCCGTGCCCGTTCGGCATCGGCGGCGTTCTCTTCGTCCACTGTTTCGGCGTCATAACCGGTGCGCAGGACCATCTCGCTGCGCGAGGCAAAGCCGGCGTTCACTTCCATCGTGCGTGACTGAACATCCTGAACCGGATGAATGTAGGCCCAGCCTTGTGGCACCCAACGTGTACGCAGGTACTCGCGGCGCCGCTGGGCATAGTCCGGCAACAACACGGCGCCACTGAGTACGGCCATGTCCATCCAGGCGGCACGGACCGGGCGGCACAACTGGTGCACATACACACCGAATTGCAGCTGCTCCAGTCGCCGCCGGAACTCGGTAAGTACCACCCGCAGCGCGCGGTCGTTCACGTCGCGCATGTCGCCGGTAAGGATTTCGTACGGCATGCTGGCGCCGGCCGCCGCGGCCATCAATTGCTGACGCATGAAATCTGGATAGTTGTTGCCGGCATCCGGCGGCGTGGAAAACTCGACCTCTTCCCCCGGCAACAACTCCTGCATGGTCCCAGGCTCCAACGCCACCATTGGCGTGAAACCATCCGAAGCGAGGTTCAACGGCGCACCGGTCACCGGGTCTACCGGGGTCTGAATGTCATCCGGTGACGGCTTTTTGATGAAGCCGGCGAACAGGTTCGCGACCTCTTGGCGGAACAACACTGCATCGTCGTAGTTGTCCAGGCTGCGCAGGCGCTTGAGCACCGGCGATAAACGCGGTAGCCCACGCAACTGACCCGGTTCGACCGGCTCAAAGATGTGCAGCACCTGGCTGGCCGGTACGCGCACCAGTTGGTTGTAGCCACTGTTCAACGAAGAAGCATCACCGGGATGCGAGCGGTACATCCAGTACGCCACCCGACGGCTGTCCGGGCTGAACTCAATGCCGGCGCGAATGACGTTGCCGTTACGCGCCATTTCGAATTTGTCGTGTGGCACAAACTCCGGTGCCAACACCTGGAGCTGTAGCGGCACCACCAACCCTTCGTCGAGGCTGCGCGGGCGCAGGCGGACAAAACACTCGCCCGCCGTTTCCACCGTCCGGGCGATCAGTGCCTGTTGTCCGTAGAAGTCGGTCAATCCATCGGCGTCGGACTCTTCAGTCCAGTCGGCCCAGAGTTCCTGCAGCAGATGCCGAAGCTCATCGTCCTGAGTTTTCGGTCGCGGCGTGATGCCGGTACCGATCAGGTTGCTGACCCGCTTGTCGATGATGTTGAAGGCGTACGGATCATTGCGCACTGCCGCGCGGGAGCGCGAACGCAGGTTGCGCAAGGCCGGAATGGCAATGCTGTTGAAACCTGCGTCGGGCGCATCCCAACTGGCAGAGCGGCGCCCTTCGGCGGCCCCTTCATAGCTGGCCTTGATGTTCGACGGCATCAGGAAACCGGTTCGGCCCAACGTGGGAAACTGACGTGCCATTACAGTCCCTTGCCTCCGTGGTAAAGCCGTACGATGCGCGACCGAGGTCCGGCCGCTGCGATCAGCGAGCTGCGAATTTCGTCGCGTGCCCTGAGCAATTCGTCGATGTCGCGGTACTCGACGTTGCGATCGGCATAGCGCACGATTTTTTCGCCGCGCGCGATTGCCTTCTCGACCGCATCGAGTTGCTGTTGGGTAAAGGCCATAGGGATCGCTCTAAAGTAAAAAGACAACGGGGATAGCAACTGCGCGTTTTCACTCAGCGTCGTTTTTTGAGGTAGCCGCTGCTCGAGCTTCGTCGCTGTGCGGCCCGTGCGAGCGGCAGCTGTGCTGCTACCTGCTTGGCAGGTGGCAATACGGGATCAATCGATAGCTGCGGTGATGTCGCCGGAGCGCGGACACGTTCGGCGGCAATGGGCTTTTCACCCGCAGGCGCCGCCTGAAACAGAGCGCTTTTCACCCGCTCCCAGTCGTGCTCCTTGTAGCGGTTCAGCCCCAGGTAATGCGCCATCGCCAAGCTGTACACCATCAAGTCGAGGGCTTCGTTGCGCTCCGCCTTGCCTTTGACCCATTCGATTTTCTTGTAGCCTTTGACGTAGCGAGTGACCTTGCGCTCGGCGACGCACTGAGCAAAAAAGTCATCCGGCAGGTCGTTGGCAAAGTGCAGCGCGCCGGGACCGTCCTCCACCGGATAGCGGTTATAGATCCAGTCCTTGGCCGTGTCGGTACCGACAAACCACAGCTCAACCCCCTTGCGCTCGGTCTGACCTTTCCAGGTGACATCCATCATTGATGGGCGCTGGGCAATCACCGGGCGCCCCGGCTTGCTCGCACCCTTGACCGCGAAGATATTGCGCCAGCGCCGCAGCCGACAGAAGTTATACACCTCGTCGGTATGGTTGCCGCCAGAGTCGATGCCGGCCGCCCGGATCGTCAGCTCCGCGCCACACGGATGCGGATAACGGGCCTTGAGTTTGTCGTCGAGCACCGACCAGGTGCGTTCATCGGAGGGGTCGCCCCAGATCACCTGGTAGTCGATGATCCAGCGCTCCATGCCGGCGCCCCAACCCACCACCATGAACTCCAACCGGTTGGCTTGAACGTCGACTGAGGCCGTGAGCATCAGCACGGCGAACGGCATCGAACCCAAACCATAGGTTTCCAGGCGGGCCCGGGCCATCAGCACATCCGCTTTGGTTTGCTCTTGGGCGCTGTCCCAAACCTTGGCCAGACGGGTGTTGTAGAACACCTGCATAGGCTCCAGATCGCCGCGGGACATGGCGGTCTTGGCCTTTTCGAACTGTTTGGCCAGCGCGGCCCAACCGGTCCAGCCGGGCGGCGAGTACAGCGCATTGAGATTAAAGCCGACGGTTTCGCCATCGCCCTGGGCATGGGCGCGCCACTCGCCCTTGGCCAACATTTCACCCTTGTGATGCTCTTCGATCAGCACGTCACAGTCAGGCCCGGCGCACTCGTAGTGCACCAGCTTGTAGTCCTCCGAGTAATGCAGGCGCTCCCACGACAGGACTTGCATGTGCCCACAGGTCGGGCACGGTACATAGTAATAACGCTGGTCGCTGGACTCGAACAAATCGGCAATGCGCGAGGCGCCCCTGATTGTCGGCGAGCTGGAAAAGTAGAACTTGGCATTACGGCCAAACGTACTGCCGCGGGTTTCGGCCAGCTCAATCGGGTCGCCCTCCTCCCCCACGTCCACCACCCAGCGATCCACTTCATCACCATAGATGTAGCGGGCCGACAGCTCCGACAGGTTTGCCGCCGAGCCAGCGGTGGTGATGTACAGCGAGCCGCCTTCGAACTCCTTGGTGTCCATGGTGTTGCGCGCATCGCGTGAACGGTTCGTCGCCACCCGTTCGCGCAGTTCCGGCGTGGCCTTGATAGTCTTTCCAATACGCGACGAGACCCGTTTGGCCAAGCCCAGGCTGGGCAATAGTGTGAGAATGTTCGATGGCGCCATGTGGATCAGGCCGCCAATCCAGTTCAGAGCGATCTGAGTTTTCATCAGTTGCGAGGCGACCATGGTCACCACTCGCTTGCACGGATGCGCCGGTGAAAGGCAACGCATGGGCTCACGGGCATACGGGGTCCTCGCCGTACGGTACTGCCCAGGTTCGGCGGCGCCGGCATCGCGTGGGATACGCATATACTCGTCGGCCCACTGATCGATCCAGAGATCTGGGTCCGGTTGTAGCCCACGGAAATGCGCCTCACGGTACACCGCTGCACCATTTGGGATCTCTGAGGGCATAGATTTAACTCGGGGTGACGGCGTGCTCTAGATCCGCCTTTGACACTCGTTCGGCGTCTTCCAGCGCTTGGCGAATGGCCGCAGTCAAAAGCCTCTCGATTTGCCAGGGGTCGGTCATCCCTGCCATTTCCGGGGCCAGACGCGGAGGCAATCCCAGCAACTGATCACGCACTAGGCGGCCAGCGTTATAGGCTGCATTTTCCACTGCCTTTCGCTCAACGAGTGTGCTCTGCTGGGTATGAAAGTTGGCCTGCTCTTGCAAGGCCAAATAGTGTTCCCGCATAGCGCGGGCCTTCTGAAAATCCGGCGCCAGTCCCAGCTGATCAGCCTCGATTTCTTCGCCCGCGCTGGGAGCGTCGCGCTGAAGTCGCTGCTGCTCGTGTCGAGCAGCGACGCCGGCTTTACTTGGATCGCTGGTCATCGCCAGGAGCTGATCGCTAGCATTTACGTCAATCAACCCGGCGCCGTTCACAACCAACCTTTCATTTTGGACCAATTTACTGATGTGTTGCCTCGACCAGCCCTTCAGTTCGCCGTATTCCTTGCGAGTTAAAAAAGCCATACACCCTCAGCTGTTTATTTGCGGGTAACGCGTAACCTTGTCAACTTACTTGACAGGCTTCCCAAGCGTTTATCCGGGAGTTTTATTGTGCACACCTGTATAGATCAGAAAGGCGTTACGACCAATCGTCGCGGGCCTGTGCAGAGAAATGATGAGGGGATAAGTACAAATTTTGACGGCTCGAAATCAGGGATTTGCTGTCAACCTGTCAACCTGTGTCAACTAACTTTCAGACCCTGCCGCTAACGCGTTTGCGCGAGTCTTATGCCCCGTGTTCCATGGAAGTTGCCAGGGTCCCCGGCCTCTGCCAAATGTCGACGCTTCACAGCAACGCCAGCAAAGCGACCGCAGCGCCGACACCAACAAGAAGTCCAAGCGCCAACCCAGCTGTGAATGGCCAGAGAGCTGCCGACTTGTGTTTGAAATGGAAAGCCTCAGCCGATGCGATCAGCTCTGCAGGCTGACCCGGCATCAAACCTTCACTCAGGGTGTGATCCCGAACCAGATCAGAGTGAACCAAAAAGCCGCGGTCAGAACTACGGCCGACGATCTGCTCATCTTTGTGCAAGACCAACTCTCCCCCGTAATACACAAAGCTGTCAGCTTCGACGCAAACTGGGGCATGACGATCAGGAAGGTATACAGCGAACGTCGATTTGCTCATTGACTCACCTCTTTTGAAACAAAAAAGGCCCACCGAAATGGCGAGCCCAAAGAATTTTGGCCAAGACAAGGACTGAGGCTTGCTAACTCATCAGCTGTAGTTTTGGTGTGTTCGAGCCAGCGCCCCTATCGACCGGGATGCCTTAAACGCCCGTCCTAGACGCCGAAACCGGATATAAAAACTCAATCAACCGTGATAACAAGGATGGTTAAAGGGTCTCGACCCACTACCTTCACGACGAGGACATGGAAATGCTAGTAGACATATACCGTGATCAATCGCATGAAAAATATCTGATCGTTCAACACAATAAAGACATTACGAAGATCACAGCCGCAGATGCAGAATTTCTTAAAGGGCTGAAACATTGGCGTCGGATTGATACCGACATCGAAAACCTACCTAAAGGTCTTCACACATACGAGGCGCTCATTGGAGTAGAGGCACGTGGTTACTACGCTGCCAGACGCCAAGTGACCGTAAGCGAAATCGAGATCTAGAGTAATTCCCTGCAGGCGTTTCCCGATGGGAAGATCCGGAGTTACCTCAATCAAATCTTATGCAGATATTGCAGCAATCTGGCGGGCAATCTCGTCATGAATCAGTTTGGCTGACCAGGTGTGCGCGACAAGGTCGGTGCCGGCTTCCAGTATCGCGGCATCACCCTCGACAGGAATAGCTGGTGTGTCGGTCAGGTCGTTGTAGCTACCCGAGAAGTCCGAAGTCCCACTGCCAATCGCTACACGAGCAGCCGCGGCATCGACACTGACCAGCACTGCCTTACCGACATCCGAGGCGTCCGTGATGTTGTCCGAAGTGATGTCGCCTGGCGCACCACCGACATTACTCGATCCCTTCACCACAGCCTGTAGCACTTGAAAGCCTTCAGTGATGGAGACGGGGCTACCGTATGGTTGCCAGCCTTCCGCAATGGCCTGAGCCAGCTTGGCCACCAGATCTTCAGCATTGTCGGCCACGACTGCGCCATATTGGGTGTAGGCCATTATCTAAACCTCGCGATTGAATGATTGGGCGGTGAGTGGCTGGCATGCCGGCGACTCACCACATTGGATGTGGCCCGACGGCGTATGCCAGCAGGAACACAAGAGGCAACACCCAAGGACGGCGCTTCACGGCGTCGAATCCGATTTAGGAAACTTGAAGTCTGCAAACCGATCAGCCAGATCGGCGATTTTCTTCACGCCCAGGAAACCGATGAATACACCTGCAGCCGTCGCGAAGTTCTGCGGTAAGCCGGAGTACTCCAGTAGCGGAATCAAACCTATAGTGATCAGCGTACAAAGCGACGCTTCAAGCAGCGCCTGCCGTCGCGTCCCGCCGCCGTAAATGATCCGCAAAGCACCGACCACGAATGACAATGCGCCGGCGTAGATCGTCGGCGCATGCTGTCCCAGCCACGCGAGAACGAGCAGCCAGGTGTCTGGTTTGTCGGGCATGTTTGTCATCCGGTTTCCTCCCTTTCGGGGAGCGCAATAGATCCGGCTCCAGCAGCACTCCCAGCTTGGAGCGATGGGTGTGGTGGAGCCGAAAACGACAAAGCCCTGCTCGTTGGCAGGGCTAGTAATTAGG